ATGGAGAAATTGCTCTTTGTATTCTTAGTGCCATTAATGTGGGTAAAATCAAGAGTAATGACGATCTTGAAGTTCTTTGTGATCTTGCCGTTCGCTCTCTTGATGAACTTATTGATTTTCAAGGATACCCCGTCAAGGCAGCAGAAATCGCCACTAGGGCACGACGTTCTCTTGGGGTGGGTTATATTGGTTTAGCACACTATCTCGCCAAGCACGGCGAGCATTATGATGATCCTGGTGCCTGGAAACTGGTACACGATCTCACTGAAGCGTTCCAGTATTATCTGATTCAAGCAACTGTAAACCTTGCAAAAGAAAAGGGTGCCTGTGAGTATAGTCACAGAACCAAGTATGGACAGGGAATTCTCCCAATTGATACATACAAGAAGGACGTTGACGAAATCGTCCCCAACGAGTTAAAATATGATTGGGAAGGTCTTAGAGCACAAGTTAAACTATATGGAGTCAGGAACAGCACTCTGTCCGCACAGATGCCATCGGAGAGCAGTTCCGTTGTGTCAAATGCCACCAATGGCATCGAACCTCCTAGGGGATACTTGTCCGTTAAGAAATCGAAGAAAGGACCACTTAAGCAAATTGTTCCACAGTATCAAACTCTTAAGAACAATTATACGCTTCTTTGGGATATGCCTAGCAATCGTGGTTACATTCATATTGTTGCTGTTATGCAAAAATTCTTCGATCAAGCGATTTCTGGAAACTGGTCATATAATCCAGAAAATTATCCCGATAATGAAGTTCCTACTTCAGTAATGGCGCAGGACCTTCTTATGTGCTGGAAGATGGGATGGAAAACAGCATACTATCAAAATACTTATGACCACAAAACTGATGAGGTAATTGAAGAACCAAAACAAGACCTTCAATCACTTCTTAATGATATTTTGGAGAGTGATGAATCTTCGTGCGATAGTTGCACCATTTGACAAAACTATAAAAACCTATTATTATAAATAGTAATAGGTTTTAATAATATCTATGTCTGGACGCATTTATCTAATAACCAATAAAATCAATAATAAAACTTATGTTGGAAAGACAATGAACTCTTTGAAAAAAAGATTTTATAGTCACTGCTATGATGCCACTAAAAGAAGTTCAACAACATATCTTCATCGGGCAATTAGAAAGTATGGAAAAGACAATTTTATTATTGAAGAAATTGAAAAATGTGAAGATAATTTAGGTTTTAGAGAAATGTTTTGGATTTCTAAATTAAAACCAAAATATAATCAAACTCTTGGTGGTGATGGAGGAATTCTTGGATATTCTCATACGAAAGATACAAGAAAACTTTTATCTTTAAAAAGAAAAGGAAAGTTTGTGGGACATAAAAATTCATTCTACAATCAAACACATACCGAAGAACAAAAAGAAAAGTGGAGTAAAATGAGAAAGGGACAACCATCTCCTTGTGGATTTGCTGGAAAATCACATAAAGAAGAAAGTAAATCTAAAACTTCTCAAACACTAAAAAACAATCCAAACATAAAAAGAACCAAAGTATTCCAGTATGATATTGAAGGAAACTTTTTAAGAGAGTTTCAATCTATTAGTGATGCTGCTAAATTTGTAGAAACAAATCCTTCTAACATTAAATATACCTGTGAAGGAAAATTCAATCACTGTAAAGGATATAGGTGGAGTTATGTTAAAATATAATAGACCTATGAACTTCTTTGAGAAACTCCAAGTTGGTTGGTGGTGGATTGGAGAAATCTTTGATGAATGGTGCTATACTATGAGAAGTGAAGACGGAGAGTTCTTTAACTATCTTCAAAGTGATTATGTTGCTTATGAAGAAGAAATGTATTATGAAACCCAAATATTTTTTGGAGGTAAATAGAATGTGTAGAATTTTTCCAAAAGTTAATTTAAACAGAGGAGGAAGATTGTGAGTCTTGTAAGATTTAAAACAGGTTTGGAGGAAAAACTAATGGTCGAATCAATGACCGTTTTCAATCCTCAGGAAGTAGATACTAAAAAGCAACCTATGTTTTTTGGTCAACCACTAGGAATTCAAAGATATGATTCTTACAAATACCCAATCTTCGATAAACTAACAACACAACAACTGGGTTATTTCTGGAGACCTGAAGAAGTTTCTCTTCAAAAAGATAGGGGTGATTATCATATGCTTCGCTCTGAGCAGAAGCACATTTTTACCAGTAACCTGAAGTATCAGGTAATGTTGGATTCTGTTCAGGGACGTGGACCTGGTATGGCGTTCGCGCCTTACTGCTCTCTCCCTGAACTGGAAGCATGTATGAAAGTTTGGGAGTTTATGGAGATGATCCACTCCCGATCATATACTTACATCATCAAGAATGTTTATTCAGATCCTTCTGAGGTTTTTGATACTATTCTTAGTGATGATCGTATTGTAGAACGTGCTGTTAGTGTCACTGAGGCATATAATGATTTCATCAATAGTGCTCAGCATTATGGTTCAACTAATGAATGGATTCATGCATTAGAACAAGTACCATACGCACAAGAGGCAAGGTATGAACTCAAAAGAAAACTTTTCAGAGCAGTTGCAAACGTTAATATTCTTGAAGGTATTCGCTTTTACGTCAGTTTCGCTTGCAGTTTTGCGTTTGGCGAACTCAAACTTATGGAAGGAAGTGCAAAGATCATCTCATTAATTGCTAGGGATGAAAATCAGCATCTAGTCATCACTCAGAATATTCTGAATAAGTGGAAAGAGGGTGATGATCCTGATATGGCACGTATTTGTAAAGAAGAAGAGCAGTGGGTTTATAAGACCTTTGAAAACGCTGTCAATCAAGAAAAACTTTGGGCAGAGTATCTGTTCAAGGATGGATCGATGATTGGACTCAATGACAAACTGTTACAGCAGTATGTTGAATGGATTGCGAACCGTAGAATGAAGGCAATTGGACTTAAACCACTTTATGATATTTCTGCAAAGAATAATCCACTTCCTTGGACTGAGCATTGGATTAGTTCTAAGGGTCTTCAAGTTGCACCACAAGAAACAGAAGTCGAATCTTATATTGTCGGGGGAATCAAGCAAGATGTTACCAAAGATACTTTCTCAGGATTCCAATTATGATGAATGGGTAGAACAAGAAATTATTAGTGCCTATAAAGATGCTGCTGAAGCAGATCTTTTTTTATTTGGTGATTACGATTACTCTTATGTTTGGAAAGATTCTAAAAGTAACGATGTCTATTAAATTTATAGGGAGGATCTTCGGATCCCCCTTTTTTTATAAATATCTAAAAAGGTAGTCGGTAGGCGATGAAGTCGTTTCAGAATTTTGCATATAATATTGTAGAGGAACCTCGTAAGGCATTTGGTACACCAAGTCGTTTTGACGCACAAGGTGAACCAATGTACACAAAAAGACCTGGACCAAAAGAACCAGGTCGTAGAGCACAGGTTCAAAAATCACCTAAAACAGTTACACAAGTAAAGGGTGAGATTGAAGCGGCAAAAAGATTTGCTGGCGCAAGATCTGGTGGATTAGAAACCAGAAATGTTCCATCTTTTGTAACTCAAAGAAGACAAGAAAGAGCAAGTAAATTACTTGGACCAAATCCTTGGGATATGCCAGGTGGTGCTGGTGCTGGTCAAAAAACTTTTGATCGTGGAATGAGAAAACTTGTCCCACCAACTGGACCTTCAAAAGGCCATAGAGAAAGAGCACTTAGAGATTTTATTAATCAATCATCAAAAGAATTTGGAACTTCTACTGATGAGATCATCGCAAATATGATGAAGGGAAAATCAGCAACACCTTTTGCAAGTCCAGTTGCTGCAACACCAGATCCTTGGAAACCATCTGAAACTGCAACAACACCACCAAAACCAAAACCAGTAAGTCAGGCAGACGTTTCTAAGAAGCAGGCATCATATAGAGCTTCTCAGAAACCTCCATCACCACCTAAGACTGAACTTGGTGGAACTAAAAAAGCAGTATCATTCTCAACTCCAACTAGATCAAAGACTTCGGTATCACCAAGGACTTCTGTTTTAGATGTTAAGGCAACAGAAGTTCCTGGAACAAAAGTTGCAGAACCAAAAGCAAAAACATTACCAGGTTTAAAACTTGGTACAGAACCTGCTGGTCCATTAGTATCTAATCGTCCAGGAGAATCAAAAACAATTCGACCACAAAAAGGACCTGGAAGAACTGGTGTTCTTGGAAAACCAAAAGCTGGGCAAATGGTTGGCGCTAAAATTGAACCAGTAAAAGTTGCCGATGTTACTCCTAAAACTCCAAAGATTACTGGTCAAGGCGTTGTAAAAACAAAACCACTTTCTATACCAGCACCACCTAAACCTGTTGTGCAGGCAAAGACTAATTTAAAACCAACACCAGTAAAAGTACAGAAACCAACAGCATTAAAAATTCCAAGTCCTGCTGCACCAAAAATTAAAC